TAGTCATTATCAAAATCCCTGACACATACTCTGCCGTATTCTCAAGCAATGTTGCTACTCGGTCTTATTCTGTTTCTGGCTATAACATCTATGAGGTACAACAGACAACGACAACCAATGAAACCGTAACCTTCTACGACAATGCTTTCTTGGCTGAGTACCTCGTTGTTGGCGGCGGGGGCGGCGGGGGCGGTGGGACTTTTTACGGATGTGGAGGTGGTGGCGCAGGAGGCTTTTTGACTTCTGATAATACTGTTGCAATGGCAGTTGCTACAGGTCAAGCCTATCCCGTTATTGTTGGAGCAGGTGGGGCTGGAGCGCCTGCGAATACGCCTACAAACCCCGGTTCTGATAGCGTTTTTGCTTCTATTATTGCTAGTGGTGGAGGTGCTGGAGCCGTTGGTAATGGTAATACTGGAGGCTCTGGATCAGGAGGCGGTACTCTAGTTAATCCTATCGCCGCAGCAGGAACAGGAAATACTCCATTTAGAAGTCCATCACAAGGTAACAATGGCGGCACAGGAATTTACACTACGGCTGGTGGAGGCGGTGGTGGTGCTGGTGCTGCTGGTACTAATGCGGCACCCAATGTCGGAGGAAACGGCGGGAATGGTGCATCATCAAGCATTACAGGTTCTCCAGTCACTTATGCTGGAGGAGGTGGTGGTGGTGTGACAGCAGGAGTTGATGGAGGAACCCTTGGTCAAGGAGGTAGCGGAGGCGGGGGACTTGGCGGCAGGCAATCTGGTTCGGCCAGTAATGAAAACGGCTCTCCTGGTTCAGCCAATCTTGGTGGTGGCGGTGGGTCTTCAGGAGGCTTTAATACAAATTCTGGGGGAAGTGGAGGCTCTGGCGTAGTCATTATCAAAATCCCTGACACCAAGACTGCTACATTTACTGGTGGCGTGACCCAGTCCTCTACAACATCAGGCGGGTATAAGATTTACACAGTAACGGCTACTTCTACAACTAACGAAACGGTGACATTCTCTTGAAAAATACTGCTGAAGTAATACCCATGCACTCTGCCCCTGAAGAACGGCAGACACCTAACCCTGCTTGGGCTTTTAACCTCGACCCCGTTCACTCGTGGGCCTACTGGGAGAAAGCGTTTACCAAGGAGGAGTGTGAGCGCATCATCGAGATCGGCAACGACAGGACTCAGCGTCAAGCCAAGACTCGTGGTGAAGAAGCACAGAAGGTGCGGAAGTCTGAGATTGCATGGCTCTACCCAAGTGATGATCTTGACTGGGCGTATAGGCGTTTGACCGACATCATCATGGATCTGAACGAGCGATTTTTTAAGTTTGATCTGTTTGGTGCTACCGAGGGATTTCAGTTCACCAAGTACTCAGCACCCGGTGGCAAGTATGGTCGGCACATTGACTCAGCCCCAGGCACTCTGATTCGCAAACTGTCTTTCACCCTGCAACTTTCGGAGCCTGAAGATTACAAAGGCGGTGACTTGTGTTTGTATCTGGGTGACAAGGCTGAAGTGATGAAGAAGGATCAGGGCTTTGTTGCTCTGTTCCCCAGTTATGTTTTGCATGAGGTTAAGCCTGTTACTGAAGGCACCCGTTATTCGTTAGTAAGCTGGATCACCGGCAAACCGTTTAAGTAAGGAGAATCAACTTGGCACACTTCGCTCGTATTAAAAATGGAATCGTAGACTTCGTCACCGTCGGTCGTGATGACGACGAGAACCGTGAGGACGAATTAGCGCATGACGGTTGGATATACAAGCGCACATCTTATAACACCCGGGGTGGCGTTCATTACGGTGCTGACGGTCAACCTTCAGCAGACCAAAGCAAAGCCTTCCGCAAGAATTACGCAGGTCTAGGGTATACCTATGACGCAGACCGAGATGCTTTTATTCCACCAAAGCCATTTGCTTCTTGGGTTCTAAACGAAGATTCATGCCTTTGGGATGCCCCAGTAGCCATGCCTGCTGATGCTGGTACAGGCGAACCACCCAAGCGTTACCAGTGGGATGAAGCAACTACCTCGTGGGTTGAGGCTGAGCAAGGTGCTTAGTGGATCCAATTACTGCATTAGCAACCATCTCAGCAGTATGGGGTGGTATCAAGAAAGCGGTCGCTGTCGGTCGTGAGGTTCAGGACGTATGGAGTCAGTTGTCAAAGTGGGCGCAAGCCGCTGATGTACTAGAGCAGGTATCGGACAAGCCTAAGAAACCGCCGTTATTTAAGAAGCTCGACTTCAGTAACGACACCAAGCAAGCCTTTGATGCCTACGCTGCCAAGGTCAAGATGCGGGAGATGGAAGCTGAGATCCGGCACGAGTTTTTGTACGGCGGTCTGTGCCACTTGGGTATGGACGGATTGCGGGAGTTTTATAGCATCCGACGCAGGATTCGTGAGCAGCGGATCAAGGCCATTCAAGACCAGCTTATACGCCGACGGGCCTTCTTTGAGGCTTGCTTTACAGGCGGGTTGATTCTTGCTGGCTCGGCTGGGGTGATCTCGATTCTGTGGATGGCGGTTGAACTTATTAGCATGGGGGCAAAGTAATGTTGCTAGAACTTATAAATCCAGTTACAGCCTTACTTGATAAATTTATCCCTGATGCCAATGAGAAGCAGAAATTGGCGCATGAAATTGCGACTTTGGCACAGAAACAAGCGCATGAAAATGCGATGGCGCAGATCGAAGTCAATAAGGTTGAAGCTGCAAGCAATTCTATTTTCAAGGGCGGCTGGCGCCCCTTCATTGGCTGGGTGTGTGGTGTTGCTTTCGCCTACCATTTTGTTATCCAACCGTTGCTTATTTTTGTTATGACCTACGCCGGGCACCCCATCCCATCGCTGCCTGAGTTTGATATGGCTTCGTTGATGACGGTTCTTGGTGGCCTGCTCGGTCTTGGTGGGTTACGTACTTTCGAGAAATACAAAGGGGTGACAAAGTGAACCTCACTCAGAATTTTACTCTGCATGAAATGACCAAATCCGAGACGGCTTTGCGCTTTGGTATGGACAACACCCCAAAAAGTTCTGAAATTAACAACATGCGGGTGCTTTGCGAAGAAGTTCTCCAAAAAGTCCGTGACTACTACGGTATGGGGGTCAAGGTGAACTCGGGATTTAGGCATCCTCTGGTTAATTCAAAGGTGGGTGGATCTCCAACATCAGACCATTGCAAGGGGTTTGCCGCCGACATCGAGATTCCTGGGGTAGCTAATGCTGAGGTTGCCCAGTGGATCAAGGATAATTTACAATTTAGGCAGCTCATCCTGGAGTTTTATACCCCTGGGGTGCCGGACAGTGGCTGGGTTCATGTCAGTTATGATCCGAACGACCTTAAGAATCAGGTGTTAACGGCAACCAAAAAAGGCGGGAAAACCGTCTACTTACCAGGACTCGTAGCATAAATGGCATACGCCCGACTGGCCTTTAGGCCCGGAATCGACAAGCAAAACACCGAATACGGCGCTGAAGGCGGCTGGATCGATAGCGACTACGTTCGATTCCGTTACGGGCTGCCTGAAAAGATCGGCGGGTGGACCCAGTTCGGTGACACAAAAACCTACCTTGTTGGCCTTGCAAGCCGTATCTATGCCTGGAATGACTTAAATTCCGCCCCTTACGTAGTGCTTGGCACCACACGCAAGCTTTATGTGGCTTACGGTGGTGGCTGGTACGACATTACCCCGATACGAGAAACGACCGATCCAGGCGACATTACGTTTGCGGCCACGGACGGGTCTTCCGATGTTGTTGTGACACAGGCCTCGGACCACGGAGCATCGCTGGGCGACTTTGTGACCTTCACAGACGCGGCTTCTTTGGGCGGTTTGGTGACGTCCGACGTGCTCAACCAAGAGTATGAAATTCAAGAAATATTAAGCGCAACGACTTACCGTATTACGGTCCCCGTAACGGCGAATGCATCTGATGTTGGCAATGGTGGTGGTTCTACGGTCGCCGCTTACCAGATCACTGTAGGTACAGACATAAGCTACTTTGACTATGGCTGGGGTGTTGGAACGTGGGGCTTGTCCACCTGGGGCACTGCGCGTCCAGGTTCTGCTGCAAACGTGCTGACCTCAAGGGTTTGGCAGTTTGACAACTTCGGTGAGGACCTTGTCTGTCAGCTAGTCGGGGGCGCTATTTATCTTTGGGACACGAGCGCAGGCGTCAATCAACGGGCTCAGGCCATTGCTGGTGCGCCAACAAAGAGTGGTTTTGCACTGGTTTCAACCCCTGACAGGCACTTGGTTTGCCTGGGAACAGAAACAACGGTGGGTAATCCTGCGACTCAGGATCCAATGTTTGTTCGATTCTCGAACCAAGAAGACCTTAACACCTTCACCGAAACGGCCACGAACACAGCCGGCGGTCAGCGCCTGACGGACGGAAGCAAGATTGTCTCGGCCATCCGGTCACGGGGTCAGATTTTGATCTTCACGGACACGTCAATCCACGGTATGCAGTATGTTGGCCCTCCGTACACGTTTGGCTTCCAGCAGCTCGGTGTGAACTGCGGATGTATCAGCCCCCATGCGGCGGCAGACGTCAACGGACTGGCTTTTTGGATGGGCACAAACGCCTTTTATCTCTTTGACGGCACAGTCAAAAAGCTTCCCTGTACGGTCCAGGATTACGTCTTTAAGGACATCAACCTCGTCCAGGGATCCAAGTGTCATGTTGGCGTTAATTCCCAGTTTAATGAGGTAACCTGGTGGTATTGCTCGTTCACAAGCGATTATGTGGATCGTTTTGTGAGCTACAACTACCTTGAAAACGTCTGGTCCGTGGGCAGTTTAGCTCGAACCTCGTGGGCGGATGTGGGAACGTTCTCCAAGCCGCTTGCAGTGCAATATCTGCCAAACAGCACAGAGGCAACGATTTCGACGATCCAGGGTCTTACGGCTGGCCGTTGTACGGTGTACAACCAAGAAGACGGCATGAATGCTGAAGATCAGGCGATCACGGCTTACATCCAATCGGGTTATTTTGATATCGCCGAGGGCGATAACATGCTGTTAATGAAGCGGTTTATTCCTGATTTCAAAGAGCAGGAGGGTAATTTGACCGTTCGCCTGCTCCTACGTGCTTACCCACAGGCTACGGCAAGCCCAAGCTCTCTGGATCCGTATGTCATTACACCGACCACGCAGAAGGTGGATACGAGGGCCAGGGGCCGTCAGATCAGCTTGAAGATTGAGAGTGACGAGGTGGATACAAAGTGGCGTTATGGCACGTTGCGGGTGGATGTCCAGCCTGACGGGTTGCGATGAGCAAGATTACCAATGTTCGACTGCCTAATGCGGTTTCTGGAACTTATGATCCGCAGCAGGTTAATCAGCTCATTCGTTCGCTTGAACAGGTTATTTTGCAGCTCAACAGCACATATACGTCCATTCCTGATCAAAACCAGTCGGCGACGGCGGCGTGGTTCGGGGGCGGTGGAGGTGCGGCCGGGGGTGGTTTTGCTGGTTTTGTGAGGGGTTTTCAGCCAAGCACGGGGATAATGTTGCCTTACGCCATGCTGATGTCGGATCAAGACCAGCTCAACATCGGCGCAACTTCTGAAAACATTGTGACCTTTGACACGCCTATTCTTGAATACGGAATCAAGGTCCAAGACCATACGGCGGTGTTTACCGGAACGATTGACAACGGCACACCCCCTGGGGCCGGGACGGTTTTGACCGTGTCAGCCGTGACGTCTGGAACAATCTTAACGGGCATGAAGATTGCCGGTACAGGCGTGACTGCTGGAACGCAGATCACGGCCCAGGTGAGTGGCACAACGGGCGGGGTCGGTGTATACACAGTAGATACATCGCAAGAAGTAGGAAGTATCACGATCACCGGAACACGGGCCTCGAAGATTCAGTTTGACTTTTCTGGTCAGTATTTGGTCACCATGCGGTTTCAGATCTCCAACCAAGACAACACTACTGGAGAATTCGAGATTTGGGCCAAAAACAGCGGCGTCAACTACCCATTGAGCAACACTAGAACGGATCTTTTGGCTAGGAAAAGCGCCACCCTCTGGTCGCATGTGGTCCCCACCATTACCGGCATTTTTACGGTCAACGACCCCACCACGGAGTACCTTGAAATGGCCTGGTGGTCTGACCTGACGGGGGCTTTTTTGGAGTACTACCCCGCTAACACTACCCCGACACGACCCGCTATCCCCTCCGTCATCCTGACGGCAGCGTTTATTTCTGCGGAGATGTACTGATGGCAAACAAATATTTTCGCCAATATCACGCAACGGTAGCAGCCACGCCGCATACCTTGTACACGGTGCCTGCAGCCAACTCGGCCATCCTTAACTCCTTACGGGTGACCAATGCCAATTCCACGGATGCCACCCTCACTGTGACTGTCTACCCTTTGGGGGGAACCGGGTACAAGCTTCTGCGAGACATGTTCTTGCCAATCAACGGGACAATGGACGTATTTAGTGGAATCCCCTTGGTTTTGGAGGCCACAGACGAGCTAAAGGTAGAAGCCTCCGAAGACGACGTGGTCTTTTATTTATCGTATCTCGAAGTAGACAGGAACTAGTGAAAAAGGCGATAATTTGGGCTAAATCCGCGTCCTTTCCCGGCGCGCGCCCAACGAGGCCTGTATATTAATTTGGAAAGGACACCCATGGACGGTGCAGGCATCATGAACCTGCCTACAGAGGTAGGCGGCTCAAACAATCAGAACGGACTCGATTCTTTTGCTCCCTTGATCGCAGCGCAACAAACCGCTCGCGACATGGGCTACCCTCGCTTTACCCGCGAGTTGCTTGCAGCCGGCTCCGAAATGGACCCTGCCGAGGTCCAAGAATTCTTACAAACCATCCGTGATGCAGGCTTGACGCCTGAAGACGTTGCGCTCATGCGCCGTGTGGTTGAAGCTGTATTTAACGACCCAAACAACTACCCCGAGGTCCGTCAGCGCCTGCTTTCTGAAGGTGTACCTGAGGACTTACTCCCCGAGACATTCGATCTGGAGTTCTTCACTGCCCTGCGTATGGCGGTGGAAGAAGCAGAAAACCTCGCTCGTGAACCACGGCCCACGGAGCAGGGGATGCCGATGGAGGGCGCTCCTGTCGAGATGGCCGACGGTGGGATTGTTGGATTGCCACAGCTCAAGCCTGTTGCCCGTGCCATGGCCTCGATGGGCCGACAGGGCGACACAATGCTTGCTCACATCACGCCGCAAGAGGCGATGATGCTCAAGCGCATGGGCGGATCAGGATCGATCAACCCCTACACCGGGCTGCCTGAGTTCTTCTTGGGCAAGATTGTTAAAGGTATTGGAAAAGCCATTAAGGGTGTTGCCAAAGGAATTAAGAAGTTTGCAAAGAGCACGGTTGGACGTGCTGTTATGGCCATTGCGCTGGGCGCATTTCTTGGACCTGCAGCCGCAGGTTTTTTGGGGAATGCAGGTTTTGCTTTTGCAACAAGTCAAGTAGGTGGTGCAGTTGTTGCGGGTGCAATTGGCGGGTTTGGATCAAGTATTCTTGCTGGTGACGGCTTGAAAAACGCACTTCGCAGTGGCCTGACAGGCGCTGTCTTAGCCGGTGGAATTACTGGAATCACAGGGGGGAGCGCAGCTTTCGCTGCTCGCCCTGAAATCGCCTCCGCTTATCAGCAACAAGGCTTTTTAGGAACAGTCAGGCAGACAGCAGCAAACTACTTTAGCGCACCTGTTGACACAGCAAAGCAGATGTACGGCACGGGGCCAAAAGCTGAGGTTGCAACTCCACAAAACCCTTTGGCAGGCATGGAACAAACAACTGTTCCGGGAACCATTTCACCTGTTGAAGTAACCCCTGTTGGCACTTCAAACATTGGTCAAGCCCCGCTTGCGGGTACAGAAGGCTTTACCACGCCAAGCGCTCCTCCGGTGGCAGGAACGCCACCCACCACACCCCAAGGGAACGTGTTGTCTGTTGGCCAGGGCGGCGGACTTCAATATGGAGCAGCACCTGGGCCTGGCGGAGAGATGTTCACAGTGGATGCTCAAGGCAACCTTCAATATGGTAGGGTGCCCACGCCAAGCGCTCCTCCTGTATCTTCAGCCTATCCATCAGAAGCCCTTCGTGGATCGGCTACTCTTACAAGTCCGACCCCAACAGCTCAACCGTTTACTTACTCGGGTGATGAACTTGTCTCTAGCGCATATCAGCAGCCTGCCGCGGCAGCAGGACAGGTGCAAGCGCCACAATATATCCAAGATGCGGTGGCAAGGATGGAGGCCGTTCAATCAGGGAAACTTCCTGCGGCAGTGTCTTCAGGTACGTCTCCTGCAGCTACTGGACCAACAATGTTTGAACGTGCAACGGCTTTCTACGACGATCCGTCGCTTAAGAGCTTTGGAAACATTTTTTACGATGCCTCTGCGAAGAGCACGCTTGGAAGAATTTCCCCAGCGCTTTACACTGCAGGACTCGGTTATTTAGCCACTGGAAAGCCGTTTGAGGCTCCTGGCCAGCAACCTGGAGAAAGCCCGGAGGCGTACAAAGCCCGTATAGATGCTGAGCTGGCTCAATTTCGCCAAGATCGACCAGAGTTTTATGGTTCGTTTCTTCCAACTCCTCCTCGAACATATAACGCTGCCAAAGGTTCAGGCCCACAAGGCGTGGAAGATTTCCCACGCAAGAACGGCCATATCTCTGGACCAGGAACGGGAACGTCTGACGACATTCCTGCCATGCTTTCTGATGGGGAATTTGTTTTCACGGCTCAGGCCGTTCGTAACATGGGCGGCGGAAGCCGTCGTAAAGGTGCTGCCAAGATGTACAGGCTCATGAAGATGCTTGAAGGCGGTCCCGTTGGCAAAACTGCAAAGGCATAAACCATGGCTGTCGAAACCTCTACACAAATAGTCCGAGAAGATCCACGCCTTGAGGAGATCAAGCTTCAACTCCTTGGCGAGGCTGCTAGGCTTGCTTATCGCCCAGAGTTTGGTGAAACACTGCCCACGTACCAGATCGCAGGATTTTCCCCTGCTCAGCAAGCTGCGCTTCAGGCCGGCATGCAACAAGGCATTGGCAGTTACCTTCCTTACATTGAGGCCGCCAACGTTTCCTTAGGGGGTGGTTACGGTGCAACCGGTCAGGGAATTGGGGCCCTTGGCACAGCTCAAATCGCGGGTGCTGGTGCAGCAGGTGCTTATGATCCTCGCGCTGCAGCGGCCTTCATGAACCCTTATCAGCAGGCTGTTACTGAGCAAACGCTTCGTGATATTCGCAGGCAGGCTGACATTGCTGGTCAGGGTCAAGCTGCCCAGGCTGTTCGTACGGGTGCTTTTGGTGGTACTCGTGAAGGTGTTCAACGTGCGGAGATGGAGCGAAATGTCCAAGACCTTATGGCGCAACAGATTGCTCAGAGTTATGCACAAAATTATGCTCAGGCTCAACAAGCGGCAATGACCGCAGACGAAGCAGCACGACAGCGCCAGTTAGGGATTGGTCAGCTCTTCGGTCAGATCGGTCAGACCTATGGTGGCCTTGGAAGCCAGCTCGGCCAGCTTGGTGTGCAACAGGCTTCTCTCGGACAAACCGCCCAACAAATGCAACAGGGCGATATCAGCTTCTTGTACGGCCTTGGTCAATCGCAACAAGCGCTTCAACAGCAAGCTTTGGACGCACAACGTGCCTCGGAGATGCAGCGACTTTATGCGCCGTATCAGCAGGCAGCCTTCTTGTCCGACATCTACAAAGGCGCACCTTCGACACAGATGGCAACGACATCAGCATCGGTACCTCAGGCAAGTCCTTTCCAACAAATTGCAGGTGTGGGTCTTGGCGTTCTTTCAACGGCCGCGGCAGCAAAAGGACTCGGCGGGATATTTTAAGAGGCAGATATGGCTAAAAAAGACAAAGAAATTGAGTTGGAAGAAATGCCCGTTGATAACGTCGGCATCATGCAGGGTTTCCTGGAGATGCTTGGCGAAGACGACGATGATTACAAAGAAGACGATGACGAGATGGAAGCAGGTGCGATCCTTGGACGCACACCTGATTCGCCTGAAATCTTAATGAACAATCTTCGTGGTGACATGCGTTCATTAGACGCTCGCAGGGATGAGCTTGCTGACCTGGTCGGCTACGCCGCCGCTGCCGAAACCCCTGAGCCTGTCCTTGCCATGCTCCAGCCCGTGCTTGCACAACAAGGCATTGCTGCGATGATGCCACCTGCTCCAATGCCACCCGGTGGTATCTCGCCTGTTGGCGCACCGATGATGCCCAATGTACCAAACCAGCCTTCTCCAATGATGCAGCCCTCTGAGCCGATGCCTGCTGGTGGAATTGGCGACATGGCACCTCCTGTGCAGATGGCAAAAGGTGGGATTGTTCAACATTTTCAAAAAGGGTCCGATGAGGGCGCCGTGACCCCAGCTGCAGATGCGTCCTCAGGTATACCCGGAACACCTCAACAGGTTGCTCTTTCTAGGGCACTTGTTTCTTCTCGGCTTGCTCCTCAAACGATAAAACCATTTGACCTTGAAGCAGAAACAGCCAGACAGCAGCAAATTTATGAAAAAGCCATCGGGGCGAATGACTCAAAAGAGCTTGCTCGTACACAAATGCTTTTAGACCTTGCCGGTCGTGGCTTTGGTTATGCAGCTAACGTTGATGAGCAGGGAAGACCTTTGCGTGGTAGTGCTCTTTCAAGATTTGCTCAAGCAACACGGACCTTGCCACAGACGGTTGGTCAATTTATTTCACAACAGGCGAAACAAGACCAATCTATTAGACTTGCAGCATTGCAGGCAGCTCAAAAAGTTCAAGAGCGTGATATTGCAACACAAACAGCAGCTCGTAAGGAACAGTTTGACGCCGCGATTGAGATACTGAAGCAAGATGCCAAACAAAAAGGAAACAAAATTTTGACGACAGAGGAGGCGATGAGCCAGGGGCTCCCAACTTCTACCGTTGTCAATGGTCAACAGTTCCCGTTTGTTTATCAACAGGAAATCGTAAACGGCGTTCCTGGGAAGATAAATGTTATTCTTAAACCGCCTCAGATCACAAGTATCAGTCTTGGAGATAAAGCAGAAGCTGCATATGGAACAGATGTTGGTAAGTTAGCTGCTGAGCGCGACACTAAGCTATACCAATCTGCAGAAAACGCCCCACAAAATATTTCCAAGATTAATGACCTTATTAAGCTTGTCAAAGACCCAGATTCCCAGGTTGGCTTCTTGAGTTCCGTTGAAACAGCTATTTCAAAAGTCAAAGACAAGCTTCTCAATAAGTATGGTGAGGCAAATAAAGTCACAAACAGTGAGCTCATTGATACGATGCTTGGCAGTGAGGTATTTACAATGCTGCCAGCACTTGGCATTGGCGCTCGTGGTATGGATACTCCTGCTGAACGTACGTTCTTGCTTGAAGTCATGACTGGTAAGCGAAGCATGACTCGTGAGACGTTACTCGAAATGGCTAACTACCGCAGGAAGCGAGAAGTATACAACCTCAACAAGTACAACAACCGAGTGGATACAGGTGATCTTGATGCCTTCTTCAAATACGGAAAACTTAAGAAAAAGACCTTTGAGATGCCCACACTTGAGTCTATAGAACTTCCTCCAGCACTCAGGGGGCCTGATCCAAGAAACGACGCTGATGTTGAGGCAGCCTTGAGTGGAGGAAGATAAATGGCACGCACGGCTGCAGACTATAAGGACTGGCTTGACAAAAACCAGAATCAAAAAGGCAGTGAGCTTTTTAATAAGATAGAAAGAGCTTATACGCTCCAGTCACGAGAAGAGCAGGTAGCCCCTGATCTAGGCTTTTTTGGCAATATCCGTGAAGCTATTACAGGTGAGCAGCGCGCCACACTCGAGACAGAAACGCTACCGGAGTGGACGGGAATGCCTGAACTTAATCAGCTTTCCATGGCAAGTGCAAAGACAGGCCTTGGCACGTTACTGTCAAATCCTAAAGAAACTGTTCAAATTATTCAGGCAAACTTCCCTGGCGTTAAAGCACGCACGGACGAAAAGGGTAACTTCATATTAAAGTCGTCGATTGATGACAAGGAATACGCTATCCCGCCGGGTTTTAGCCTTGGCGATATTGGACGAGCTGCAGGGGCATTGGCTGCGTTTACCCCGGCTGGCCGGGCAGCAACCATCCCAGGCATGATCGGCGCTGCAGGGGCCACGCAACTTGGTATTGAGGCCACACAGCGACTTACCGGTGGCGACATAGATCCTGCGGAAGTTGCACTTGCTGCGGGTACAGCACCTGTTCTTCCTGTTGCTTCTGCGGCAGCTAAAGCAGTTGCACCAAAGGCAAAGGACCTTCTGAATAAACTCTTAGGTAAGCCGACTACCGCGAGCGGTAATCCGCCAATGAAAGAAGGTCTTTCTGCGGAAGAGCTCGCTGCAGCAGCTAGAAAAGCTTCTGCTGGAGGAGTAAGTACTGAAAGAAATATTAGAGTATTGACTGAAGAAGCTGCACCTGACGCAGCAACTTTGGCTGCGGCAGATCGCTTGGGCATATCACAACACTTGCAGCCTGATCATCTTACGACTAGTCAAGCATATCGAGAGCTTGCACAGGCCATTAAATCCGTTCCAGGATCGCAAGCTCGAGCCCTTGAAATACAAGGCTTGAACGAGGTTGGTCAACGTGCTGCAACCATGGTGGATGAGCTCGGCGGAAGCTTTGATCTGTCTGCTTTGAATTCAGCAGCAAAGAACAGGCTCGAGGCGATCACAACAAAACTCGAATCGCTTTCTAATAAGTTTTATGGAAAGGTCCGTGAACAGATGCCGGCCGGCGTAACAACGATGCCTGACCGTGTTCTTTCGTTCTTGGAAGCAAGGGCTGTTGAGCTGGGCGGGGAGAAGTTCTTGTCGCCCATGGAAAAAACAATCCTAAAACGGCTTCGCCCAACCACTCAAAAAGTGACCGTTAACGGCAAAACTTTTGATGAGGACATTTTCCCCACCTATGCTCTTCTGGACGATACCCGTAAGCTTGTTGGCAACGCAGCTCGACAGCAGGGCCTTTTTAAGGATGCTGACACGGGCTTAGCAAAGCTTTTGTATGGCCTTATTGAAGAGGATCAGCTAACAGTGGCCGCGGCCAATGGCGTTGATGGCGTATTAAAAGCAGCACAAAAAGCCGTGAAGCTTCGCAAAGGTTTGGAAGACGACATGATGTCGCTTTTTGGCAAGCAGCTTGACTCGAGTTTTGTCGGTCCTTTGACCACTGGCGTTAAAGCTTTGCAGACTGGCGACGTTTCAAAGATGAAAAAGCTTTTGGATGCGTTGCCAAAGAGCATGCGTCCCAAAGCCATGGCCTCCGGGCTTACAGTTGCTTTTGGTCGAGCAAATCAAAACGGTTTGTTAAATTTCAAGACTTATTCGGATTGGTATGAGGGCGTTCTTCGTAACAAGGAAGCTTATAACCTTGTAATGGGGAATCTTCCCGAAGCAGCTCGACAACAGCTTGGCGACTTGTACAAGGTTTCAAAGGGAATTATGAGCGCACAACGCGAGCAAATTGCCACAGGCCGTCTCTTGGCTGTTAAGGATCTAATTAATGGTTCAGATAGCCTTATTGGCAATATCTTCCGAGTAGCCAAGCGCTCCATGGTCGGCATCCCTGTTGAAGCAGCGACAACCAACATGGGAATGCCTGGCGTGGGCCTTGCCTCCGGTATTACATCGGCGTTAACCAACCGGGCAAAGCCTGACGTGTTGAAGGCTGCCGATAACCTACTCACTTCGTCCACCTTCATGCAATTTCTGCAAAAGGTCGGTACAGCGGAGCAAGTTGACGCCGCACGTAGGTTGGCTAACTCTACCGTTTTCCGTCGATTTGCCAAGGAGCTAAAAGGTCCAAGGGACCCTGGGTTTTGGGAACAGTGGATACTCAATAGTGCTCAAACTGGTCGACAGTTCGGCGAAGCCGTAACCCCGGATGTTGAAGAAAGGCAGTTACCAGGTCCACAGTCTCGAGCACTCCCACCAGCACCACCCACGCGAGGTGTCCCAGGGCTCACGGACCAAGCACCAATGGCAGCGGGGCCTCAGGCTCCCGCAGGTGATCCTGGCCAGAGCAGGCAGATGTTGGCGTCGCTATTTCCGTTTGATCCAACTCTGCAAATGGGTGGTCAGACGCCTCCGCCAGCAGCGTAGTACTGCTCGACCCGCTGCATCCATTCTTCTTTATAGCGCTTGAATTCACTACCGGTAGTGGTGAATTCCTGCGTGCTTCCGTCCTGAACAGCTACTAAAACCGCCCCAAAATCGATTGACGTTCCATGCACGATGTCATGGGCCATGGCATACGCTGCAAGCTGGTGGAAGTAGTCCTGGATCCATTTGACCTGCTTTGGTTTGACTGATTGCTTAAAGTCAACAATCGCCGGTTGACCACGGTAAACCCCAACAAAATCGGTCGTGCCTGCGTACTTGCCTGGGTAATAAAGCGTGACTTCTGATCCCCAAACCTCGTTAACCTCACATAAATAAGTGTTTACGAGCCTGTAACCCATCTCATAACCCTTCGTCTGGAGCCAAGTTGTGGGTCTGGGAAGATCCCTGGCCGCGAATAACCGCTCAATGACGTTGTGCATGTGCGTACCCACCGTGGCCGCTTCGTTTTTAATGCGCTCCGCGTTTTCTTTTCCAACCCTCTCGGCCCACGCATCAAGAGCAGCCTTGTCCTTTGTGGCGGACAGAATATGCGTCACGCTGGGCAGTTTTTGATTTCCGTAACGCCTACCTATCTCAGGGTCGTCCACCCGCTCGAGGGTTTCGTAAACAAACTTCTTCCTGGTTGGGATCAGATCAATCATTTTTTATCCAGTCTCTGGGGTCTTCTTGAAGGATGGTGTTAGCAATATCCATTTTGCTCACCAGGGCGTCGACGATCTTTTCGTCCACGGTTTTGGGTGTAAATAGGTCAATATATGTCATTTTTCTGGTTTGGCCATATCGGTCGATTCGTGCTTCGGATTGCAGCCGGATCTCCAGGTCATAACCGTTGGCGTAATAAATCATGGTATTGGCCGCGGTAAGTGTTAGGCCATAGCCCCCTGTTCGTGGCTGTCCAACAAAGAACCGCAGCTCACTGTTTGGATCTTGGAAACGCTCGACGATGTCGGACCGCTCTTCAGCGGCCGTATCACCAAAGTAAGTGGCCACCGAGTTCATGCCGTATTCCTTCTGCAAGGCAAGCTTGATCTCTTCGATGTTATGCCTAAAATGTGCCCAGATGATGACCTTGTCATCGGCCTCTTCAATGGCTGCCAAAAGCTCGTTCATGCGGTTGTTTTTTAGAGCAACCACTTCGCCTGTGTCCAGCGTGATGTGGCCACAAACAATCTGCTGCAGGCGCATGATCTGGGTTAAAGCATTCGTGGTGGACGTCATGCCCTTCTCAAAGGTGGCAAGCGCCATGAGCACCATCTGATCGTAGGCCTTCTTCTGTTCAGTAGTAAGTTCTACCTCACGTTTTAAGAAGGTCTTTTCTGGCAAATCAAAGCACTCGTCTTTCCGGACCCGGAAGGCAAATCGAGAAAGTTTCTCGTGGAGCTCATCAAGCCGGCGGTAGCCCACCACCTGCTTAAAGCTGTGAGTGCCAACATTGCGCTCGACCGTCACAGCGTATCTGGCCAGAAAAGAGTAGTAACTGGGTACATTCAAACAGTTGGGAGACAGGAACTCGCACTGCGAGAATAGGTCCATCGGCGCCTTAGTCACAGGCGAGCCGGTAGCAATACGTCGGTACTTCGCAAGCTTTCCCGCTTTAATCGTATTCTTGGTGCGCTTGGCCGTGTGCCCTTTGATCGTCGTGCTTTCATCAACAGCAAAGAAAGCATTGTGAGAGTTTAAGAAGCGCTGAGCAAAGACGGTCCCCTTTTCCGTGCTGAAGGCTTCGATGTTCATGACCAGGATCTTTAGGTCTTCAGTGATCTCGAACAACGAATCAAGGGCCACGGCCTCCGCCCTTTTTGGCGACGGGTTCCAGATGGCCATGCGATATACGACATGGTCGGGAATGTGTTTTGGTATTTCAAGCTTGAACCAGTTACGGTACACACCCTTTGGCGCAACAATTAATGCCGCATTAATGTGCCCCTGGTCGTAAAGCATCGCGATGTTGTTGATCAACATAAAGCTTTTGCCTGTACCAGTATCGGCAAACAGCGCACAAACAGGCTCTTTCCAGAAGCGCTGCAGGTAAGCCTGCTGATGCAAAAAAGGTTTATTCTTAAAAGGGTATGTGCCTAAGTACTTGTCTTCCATGCTCTTCCTTTCTGGTGGACTTGCGTCCGAACTAGCGCTTAGTGTAACCTATGTCGTCATCTCTCAGAAAGGAGAAAGTTTTGTCAAAGGTATTTGTGGTCTCAGAGACCACGCAACACAACATTACTCCCGCCATGCAATACGGGGAAATCGTCACCATCCTTCCGCCTAACGCGCAGATTTTGTTTTCGGTAGCGCCTGCTGTGGCGCGGATCCAGCGCAAGCTCGAGAAGTTTTCAGACGACGATTATCTTGTCTTGATTGGCGATCCTTCTGCGATTGGTATAGTATGCTCAGCAGCAGCCGCTAAAAACAATGGTCGTTTTAAGCTGCTCAAGTGGGACAGGCGCGAAAAGCTTTACGTGCCCATCCAGGTTGATTTGTTCAAGAAAGGAGAATCGAATGACAATTACGAATTTGTTTGAAGAAGACGCCGAAGCGTTAAAGGTTAAGGACACGGACCTCGAAGGGCTTGCTGCACTTGCCCGGAGAGCGAAGGAACTTGCTGCAGAGATCGAGGACCTCGAATCAGTAGCAAAGGAGCGAAGCGAGCAGTACCGCAAGCTCACAGAAGAATCGATCCCTGAAGCCATGGCAGGCCTTGGCATGAAGTCATTCAAGCTTGCTGACGGATCTTCAATCGAAGTCAAACCGTTTTACAGCGCGAGCATTAGTGCCGCACGCAAGGCTGAGGCCTTCCAGTGGCTGCGCGAGAATGGCTTTGACGACATCATCAAAAATACCGTGAGCGTGCGTTTTGGCCGCGGTGAAGACGAGCTCTGTGTTCGTCTGCTGGATCTCCTCGGTACGCAAGGCTTTCCTGCTGAGCAAGCCGAGAAGGTGGAGCCCATGACCTTGAAAGCATGGGTGAAAGAACAGGTCGAGCGTGGAAACGCTTTCCCTGCGGAGCTCTTTGGCGCCTTCATTGGCCAAAAAGCAACCATTAAATCTTGATCAAAGGAAAACGAAAAATGGCAAAGACAGACGTAGCAGTAAAACAAGAAGGTGCGCTCGCCTTGGTATCAACGTTTGAAGAGGACGCGCTTGCTGGTTTCGGTGAGATGAATCAGGAAGACTATGCGCTTCCGTTCCTTCGCTTGTTAACCAACACCTCGCCAGAGGTGGGCAGCATCGAAGGTGCAGTGCCCGGAATGATTTACAACACAGTCACCAATGAGCTGTACGACGGTAAGAAGGGAATTGAAGTCATCCCCTGCGCTTACGTCAGGCAGTACATTGAGTGGGCTCCCCGCGGTTCAGGCAGCGGCGCTCCGATCCAGATTTACCCGGCGACGAGCGACATCTTGTCAAAAACCCACCGTGAGCCCGGTGACAACAAAGACTATCTCGATAACGGCAACTACATCGAGAACACTGCTAATCACTACGTCATGATTATCGGTGATGACGGAGCTCCATCGCCTGCATTGATCTCAATGAAATCTACACAGCTCAAGAAGTCACGCAAGTGGAATTCAATGGCAATGTCGGTCAAGCTCCAGGGTAAAAACGGGCTGTACACACCTCCAATGTATTCGCAACTTTATCGACTAACCACGGCCCAAGAATCAAACGACAAGGGCAAATGGTTTGGTTGGGAGATCGAGCGCATTGGGTCAGTTGATGATTTGAACGTATACCAATCTGCAAAAGCTTTTGCTGAGAGCATCAACTCCGGTGAAGTCAAGGTCAAGCACCAAGACGAAACCGAAGCTGATCAAAAAGTACCGTTCTAATCTTGGGCCGGGGTAACACCCGGCCTTTTCAACTGAGAAAGAAAGTATGGCCGACATAACTCGGTTCAAGGCGATTTTCTCCGGGCTGGATATCGCTCATGGAACCTACAAAATTGAAAGGACGAGAGGGGACGGGAAGCAGGATGGCCGCGGCATTGTCATCCGTAAACCGCCAACTGACGACCTTTGGCAGAAGCATTTGGATGGTGTCGAGCCTTCGCTTGGCATCATCCCTATTCGTGCCGACAACACGTGCATCTGGGGTTGCATTGACATTGATCAGTATCCCCTGGATCACAAAGGCCTGATTGAAAAGATTAGAAGCTTGAAGCTCCCGCTCGTCGTTTGCCGAAGCAAAAGCGGTGGTGCTCATGCCTTTTTGTTTACCAAAGAGCCAGTGCCTGCTGGTTCAATGCAGGACTGCCTTAAGGCCTGCGCGGCATTATTAGGAGAGTCTGGCCGTGAAATATTCCCAAAACAGTCTGAAATTCTTGTCGATAAAGGCGATACCGGCAACTTTCTTAACCTGCCTTATTTTGCAGGTGGCGACGGGATGCGTTATGCCTTCAACGACGATGGCACAGCGGCGACGCTCGAACAATTCTACGAGCTCTACGACCAGTACGTTCAGGATGGCGTTCCTGAGATAACTCCGCCCAAGCAGGCGGACCATCCGATTCCTGACGGGCCACCGTGCCTGCAGGCACTTTGTGCTCAGGGCTTTCCTGAAGGAACACGGAACAACGGCCTGTTTAACATTGGGATTTATCTTAAGAAGGCGCTGCCCAACGACTGGGACACAAAGCTGATGGAGTACAACAATAAGTACTTCCACCCTCCGCTGACCTTAAGCGAGCTGCAGGTAATTGTTAAGCAGCTCACCAAAAAAGATTATCTGTACAAGTGTAAAGACGCACCGATCAAAAGCTTTTGTAACAGCGGTCTGTGTCGCACACGTAAGCACGGCATCGGCGCAAACGCACCAGATGCACCTCAGCTCGCCTCGTTATCGAAGTACAACAGTGAGCCACCTGTTTGGTTTCTGGACGTCAATGGCCGTCGCCTTGAGCTCGACACGGACAGCCTTTACAACCAGACGCATTTCCAAAAGGCCTGCGTTGAGAAGATCAACATCCTGCCGCCGTCGCTTAGGAAGCAGGACTGGGAATCGATGCTCAATGCGCTGCTGGCTGAGATGGTCCAGACCGAGCAGATCCACGAAGCTCCAGAGGACACGAGTATTACTGGCCGGTTTAACGACCTGTTGGAAGAGTTCACAACTCACCTGCAGCAGGCGCTTGATCGAGACGAGATCCTAATGGGTCGCCCCTGGACGGATGACGTTGAGGCCAAGACTTACTTTCGATTCAAGGACCTCGAAGGGCACCTGAAACGAAACAACTTTATCGGCATGTCACCCGGACGCATGGCACAGCGGGTACGTGATCTAGGCGGTGAACCATGCACCCTGTATTTAAAAGGCCGGCAAACCCGGTGCTGGAGAATACCAAAATTCGAGAAACAAGACGCACCATTTGAGACACCAGAGCAAGACAAAGTGAGCCCCTTCTAATGAAAGAGACCAACCATGACCGTAAAGAAGATATTCGGGCCCCCAGGGACCGGCAAGACCACCTACCTGTTAAACACTGTTGAACAGGAGCTAGACCGAGGCATCATGCCGATGGACATTGGCTACTTTGCATTTACACGTAAGGCAGCCAACGAAGCAAAAGAGCGAGCAATCGCAAAGTTTCCGCAGCTCAACCCGGAAAAAGATTTTCCCTGGTTCAGGACCCTACACTCTCTGGCTTACAGATGCCTGGGCATCACTCAAAAAGACATGATGTCGACCGAGCACTTCGACGAGTTTGCAAAGCTCGCAAGGCTTGACATGAAGGTGGAGGCCACCGACGAAGAAGAGGGTTTTATTAAGCATGACAACCCGATCCTTAACGAGATCAACCTCGCACGAATCAAAGGCGAAGACCTTCGAGCACACTACAACCGCAGCGACCTGAAGATCGAGTGGTACCACTTCGAGTTTGTTGAGCGGACCTACAGACAATACAAAGAAACACGTGGGCTTTTTGATTTCACCGACCTGCTTGAAAAGGTTGTATTAGAAAGCCACCGGCTGCCACAGCTTCAAACGTTGATCATTGACGAGGCACAGGACCTTTCCCGCCTGCAGTGGGACCTGGTCAAAGAGCTTGTAGCGCGTAGCGCCACAAGCTATATCGCAGGTGATGACGACCAGGCCATTTACAAATGGGCAGGCGCAGATGTCGACACCTTTCTTGATCTCCCTGGGGAAACACTTGTTCTTTCACAAAGCTACCGTGTGCCTTCAAAGATCCACGAGCTCGCCGATCAAATCGTCGGTCGCATTCGCAAACGTCAGGACAAGTCTTGGAACCCCAGGCAAGAAGAAGGCGCCATCCACTGGCACAACAAGTTTTATGACGTCGATATAGCTAACGGGGAGTGGCTGGTGCTTGCCTCTGCAAATTACCTGCTTAACCCTTTGCACAACTGGATTAAGTCAGAAGGCGTGCTGTTCGAGCGCCACGGCCATCGGAGCATCCCTGAGTCCGTCATGAGCGCCGTCATAGGGTGGGAGTCATTGCGCAAGGGTAAAGAAGTCCCTTTCAATGTGGTCTCCCACATCTACCAGTACATGAACTCGAATTATATCAAGCGGGGTTTTAAGAGCCTAAAAACCGCAGACCCGAGTGATCTGTACACCCTTGACAAATTAAAAAAAGATCACGGCCTTCTAACAGACGCGATATGGCATGAAGTCCTAACAAAGATTGGTGATGACAAGCGAGATTATTTAATTGCCTTACTTAAACGTGGTGTAAAGCTTTCATCAAAGGCACCTGTTAGACTATCCACGATTCACGGAGCAAAAGGGGGCGAGGCGGACAACGTTCTCTTCGTGACAGATCTGTCTTCAAAGTTTGCTTCTGAATACGACCGAAACCCTGACGACATGCACAGACTCGCTTACGTTGCAGTAACGCGAGCAAAAAAATCTTTGCATGTTGTTATGCCCGAATCAAATTGGAAAGGATTCAGGATTTGACGCTGCCAATGTTTACAAGAAAAACCGAGTGGGTTCCTCCTCACAATTTTCCCGACCTATCACAAGCTGATGAAATTGCAATCGACCTTGAAACCTGTGATCCAAACATGGAAAGAATGGGCCCCGGCTGGGCTCGCAAAGACGGCTACATCGTTGGCTACGCATTCGCAGTCGACGGTTGGCGCGGTTATTATCCCGTGGCTCACGAAGGCGGTGGCAATATTGACCGGCGCATAGTCGAGAACTTTGTCAGAAGGACGCTGGAGCTTCCCAACACGAAGGTGATGCATAACGCTGCCTACGACCTGGGGTGGCTACTGTCATCCGGATTTAAGGTCAATGGCCGCATCATCGACACCATGTTGGCCGCACCTTTGATCGACGAGAACCGCTTCTCTTATTCCCTTAACGCCCTGGGCTTTGATTACCTCAAAGAAGTCAAGTCTGAGCAGGGACTAAAAGAGGCGGCTCACGACTTCAATGTGCACGCCAAGAAGGAGCTCTGGAAGCTGCCGGCCATGTATGTGGGTGACTACGCCGAGCAGGACGCGGCGCTCACGCTGAAGCTTTGGCAGCACTTCAAGACGGTCTTGCGCAAGGAAGAGGTGGAATCGATCTTTGACCTCGAAACAGAGCTGCTGCCGATTTTGGTCCATATAACGCTGAAAGGGATCCGTTTTGATTCACATAAAGCTCAAAAACTGATTACTGACATGCAGGATCGAGAGGAGCAACTGGGCAAAGATATCAAAAAGATATCTGGTCAGAAGGTCGACATCTGGGCTGCTGCAAGTATTGCATCTGCGTTCGATAAGCTTAAGATTGAGTATCCCAGGACCGAAAAAGGAGCTCCAAGCTTCACCCGAAGCTTTTTGGAAAGCCATGACCACCCCATTTCAAAACTCATTGTGGAATCTCGCGAACTTAATAAGACAGCGGGTACATTCCTGGGACCCTATCTCGATCACGGAAGAAGTGATGGACGCATACACCCACACATTAATCAGCTCCGTTCAGATGACGGAGGTACTGTTACGGGCCGCCTCTCAATGGCAAACCCGAATCTTCAACAAGTACCTGCACGCCATGAAATCATCGGACCTCTCGTAAGGGGTCTGTTCCTACCTGAAGAGAACGAGCACTGGGCTGCCTGTGACTTCTCTTCCCAAGAGCCTCGGCTGCTGGTGCATTACGCCACCCTGCTCGATTTACCAGGTGCAGAGAAAATGGCTCAGGCTTATCGCGACAACCCCGACACCGACTTTCACCAGATGGTGGCCGACATGGCCGGCATTCAACGTAAGCAGGCTAAAACAATTGGCCTTGGCCTGATGTACGGCATGGGCAAGAATAAGCTTGCCGACCAGCTTGATCTACCGGTAGATGAAGCCAGCGAGCTGATGACGACGTTTCACCAGAAAGTTCCGTTCCTGAAAGGCACCGTCAATGCTGTTATGAAGCGGATCGAGCACCCCGGATCAGGTGGATCGATCCGTACGTTGCTTGGTAGGAAGTGTCGGTTCCCGCTTTGGGAACCAACGCAATGGGGCGTAAACAAGGCCCTTCCATATGAACAAGCCGTTATGGAATACGGCCGAGCTATTAAGCGAGCGTTTACTTACAAGGGCCTTAATCGACTTATCCAGGGATCTGCTGCTGATCAGACAAAGGCCGCTATGGTGGCTCTTCATAAGGCTGGCTTCAATCTTCTGCTCCAGGTTCATGACGAAATCGCTGTTTCAGTCTACTCCAAAGCAGATGCGCAAGCCGCGGCCGAAGTCATGAAAAACGCCGTCGAGCTCGAGGTCCCCAGCAAAGTGGATATTGAGCTTGGCCCAAGCTGGGGAGAGGCAGTATGATGGGGGCAGACGTAGTGGTGTTTTCTCTCCTCCTCCCTGGGTCACAGGGTTAGCCCCGCACATGCGGGGTTTTTTTTCGCCTGCTTGCACTACCGGTAGCATGTATGTTAGATTTGAGCTTCATTCAGAAAGGAGATTTAAATGACAGAAAACAGTAGGTCACCAAGTAAACGATCTAAGAACCCGTGGTTCACGGTAATGGTCCGTTGGGACAACATGCAAAAGCTGAAAGAAATATCAGCGCGTCACTGTGTGCCTATGACCCAAACGTTGGCCAGGCTGATAGCCACCGACCATGCACTTGTTTTTCCAGAAAGCAGAAAGGAACCCGATGCCTGTACACACAACGTACATACAACTTGAAGTCGACATTCACTATGAAATTGAACCGCCTGAGTTTGGGCTTCCTGAGCAAGTGGACATTCAAAGCGTTACAGCGACCGGGAATCACGGATCAGGGCGTAAACAGAATTTGCTAAAATACATTAACGAGTCGGACATGATTACCATCGAAGACGAAATACAGGAGAAAGAAAATGAGTCACATCAGTAAAACCCGTGAAGAAGTTCTTAAGCTTGGCACTGTTAACGATGACGGCACGATCACCTTCGATGCCTTTTTGCTGCAGGATGCCTTGATTGATCTCTATGGCCAGGCTTTCCGCCGCGGCGTGACGGAGTTCAGTGAGGGTATGGAGCGTGCCTATAAGGAGAAGGCCCATGAAGCTGTCTGAGGCCGGCCACACATCCAACATCGAGTACTGGAAGGCCGTGGCGCGCAGATACCAAGCACAGCGCGACATGGCCCTTCAGCAGGTGAAGTTTATGCAGGAAAAAATGCTGGCCGAAACCGGCAAGGCATACGATGGTAAAGACTGGCTACGTGATGTGGCTGCCAGCGGCGCTCGTCGCAACGATCCCATCCACAACTTTTTTCGCAAATTAAGGAGAGCATTCAATGGCTTTAGACGTCGACAAGATTGATACCAACATCCGCCATGCCATGGGCATTGTGGATCTGCTTATGGACAACATCGGCCACCGCGTAGACAGCAGTCAGGATTCTATGGAGTACGCACTGTGGTCCGCAAAGAAACATTTGGAGGAGGCCGTCAATGAAATATCCGGTGATGGAGAAGAGCGAATTGCAAAAATACTTTCCGACTTGGACGACAGCCCGTTCGAAGATGATGAAGACCTTGATGAAGAATCCAAGGAGGACCCCTTCAAATGATCACTGGCCACAGCCTGGCGCAAATCATCAACCAAGAAAAGATGGATGATGCAGCCGTTGAAAAGCTCGTTAAGAAACCTGATCACTACACAGGTGGTGAGGTGGAATGTCTCCAGGCCATTAAGGCTGCGACAAAAGGACTGCCCGCTTATGAGGCTATTTGTGTTGGCCACATCATGCGGTACATCTGGCGCTATCGCGTCAAGCATGCAAAGAATCCACTCGTGGATGTTGGTAAAGCAAGATTTTTTTTTGATGAATTAGAAACCGCAATTAGAGACTCAGAAAGGGAACAATCATGACCACAGCACTTGAACAAAAAGCACTTAACAACATCTTCAAAGGCCTGCAGTCCCTTGGCTGCAGCTACGTCATCATTGATAAAGACGGCGCCGACTACACCTATGGCGAGGCCTTCAAGAAGGGACGGAAGAAAAAAGGCAAGCACCCTCACGGCGCAATCCGCGACCATTACTGGCCGCTGCTCCAGGACCTCGCACCAGGCAACGCCACAGAGATCCCCGCCGGTCAGTTTTCAATCGACGACATCCAGTCCGGTGTGGCAGCAAAAGCATCCACCACCTGGGGCCCCGGCTCATTCGTCACGAGCCGCAACAAAGAGAAGAACGTTCTCGAAGTCTTAAGGGTGTTCTAGCCATGTTCGAAGTCAAAGAAACCCAAAAGCATGAAGACGGGTCCGCGACGTTCGAGGTCAACGGGAGTGCAGAGGATATGCAAAAGCTGTTCGAGGCATTCTTCACCTCTGCGCTCATCAATGGCATTGATTACGCCGTGGAGTACAAGGACAAGTGGGTCGCTAGGCAACATCTCATCGACGCCGCCCTTGAGCTCGACAAGGCCCTCTGGGCCTGGGAGAACATTGAAGGCGTGAATTGGATCGACATCCAAGAAATCGTTAACAAGTTTCACGACGCAATAAAGGCAATACAAAAATGAACCAACCGGTCACGGTCTTGAGCTTTGCGCGCAAGCACGAAATCACTTTTGAGATGGCACAGGCCAAGCTTGAGGATCTGATTGCCAATGGCAAGATGATCAAGGCGAGAATGCCGAACGGCCGTACTTACTACGTGAGCACTGCGCCAGAGATCAAGGCCCACGACCCTTTTAACCTTTGTAATACAGGAGAAAGCGAATGACTACGGTGAAAATACCTGCTAATAAAAAGTGGCTTTGGGAAATATCACCAAACGCTAGATTAAGTGCAAAAGATGTTGCTGATCTGTTGGAGTATGAGAGCCCCGGCCAAATCTACTATCTCGTTAGTAGAAATAAATTTCCAAAGCCAATGTCTTCTCCTTTTACTTCAGGCCAAATAATGATTAGAAGGAAATATTGGTCAGTTGATGACATAAAAAGAGAGGTGATAAAGCGTTTTGCTACCGATGACTTTGTTGACAAGAATGGAACGCTTAACACAAAAGAAGCAGCAAGGCTGCTTGGGCTTTCCACAGGAACGTTGTACAACGACAGAAGATCTGGTCATTTCGGAATACCTTACGTCCGTGTGGGCTACAGAACAGTTATTTACCAGAAAAAAGATCTTCTTGAGTGGATAGATAAACACAAAAAAATTGGTGGGAAATCGATTAAAGAGACAGGAGAAAGACTATGAGCTACGACAGCTTTTTAGATGCAAGCCTCGATGCTTACGACCCAGGGACCATTTACCTGAGTGAGAAGCACGTCCTTGAGATCGCCCATCGTTTTGATCTGGGTGAGGAAACAGACGAGATCCTGAGATTTGCCCAGGCCATTCAAAACGCCTTCATGGAGGAAAACGGATGACCACACTGACCGTCGACGACATGTCCAAGCTTCTTAAGATCAAGAAGCGATCCGCACGAGCCCGTCTGCACGTTCTTACCAAGGCAGGAAAGGCCCGTCCCGTTGACCTCAAAATAGGCCGCAATGGCACGGGGAAGTATGAGCTGTACTTTCCCCTGCGCGAGCTGCTCATGTGCCCGTCCGAGGTTCAGCTTGTGGCAAACGGCAAGATTAACTACAAACAATTCTGTGCTGACCCGTTCAATCTGGGGAGGGGTGCGAGATGAACGTATACAAATTAATCGAAGAACACGGCCTGACTTTGCACGGTGACATTGAATACTTTGCCGAGTTGGTTAGGGCAGACGAGCGTGAGGCGTGTGCTCAAGCGTGTGAAGACCTCATTGGGACAAGAGCCATGGCTAAGCACTGCGCCGACGCCATACGAGCAAGGCAACAAGCGGCATGGGCAGAGAAGCCAAAGATGAAAGAGAAGAACACATGAGCCAGGTCCGCACCCACACCCAGGAAGACATCCAGGCCATCACCCGCAAATGGAAAGGCCTGCAGGAAAAAGATATTCACTTTCTCTGGGTCTCCACCGCAGTAAAGAAAATCAACAAAGATCGCTACACCCTTATTGCCAAGCAAGTCGAAGCATACTTAAAAGAGAGGAACACATGAACGAAGAAAAGTTTTCAATCTGGGCCCTTGGCTTTGCCATGGGCGTCTTACTTGTCGTCGGTCTCGACCGCCTGTTCTCTGAGCCCTACACACCACCCGAAACAGAATCCCTCCACGCCGATAAGGTTCTGAGTATTTATCAACGAGGCAAGATCGATGCGCTCCTGGTGAGCGGCACACGGCCCAACTTCGAGCTCGAACAAGCATGCCTCACCCTCTGGGCCACTAAAGAAGGAGCTACAAAATGAAAAAAAGAGCAGCCATAACCCTTGAGGAGCATACGCTCTTAGCAATGAGTATTTATCACATCAAGGACAGCATACATGCACTGCACACTTTTCTTTTGGATAAAGAATCTTCCGGGCCGGAAATAATCCAGCTTAGATCCATGGGAGAAAGGCTAGATTCCCTTAGAAGTAAGCTTGATAGCAAATACCACGCGTTAATTGACGACGAAACCTTTAAGAAGTTTGGTCATATCTATTACTCAAGAGGAAAGCAAAATGAAACAACACGTTAGTGGCGTCCCCTATCCCGTCGAGCTTGACGGACCACGGCCCACGGACAAGGAACTGCAAGAAGTGGTGCTCGCCGTCATGACGAGCGGCATGGAGCAAAGTGGGGCCAAGTACAATTTGCCTGAGACCATGCTCATGGAATACGGAGCACGGTGTTTTGAAAAGGGCTACTTGGCCGCACTGAAAGGCGATGATGATGGCAAAAGTTATTCTTGAGTTCGACGCATTCGAGGAACAACGCGAAGCAGCTCACGCGGTCAACGGACTGAAGTACTACTGCGCTTTGTCAGAAATCGAAATACTTTTTCGCAATAAGCTGAAGTACGGACCACTGACCGAGGAGCAACACGAACTGCTGGAAGACCTTCAGCAAAAGTTTTTTGAAATCACGGAAGGACTTCTTGATGACCGTTAAGCTCGCCTCCAAAAAGTACGACCCCCAGGACATTGTTCGCATCTGCGAGGGCATCGTCGAACGGGCCGCCAAGGGCAAGACCAAGGCCATTGCCGTCGTCGAGATCACCGACGAGAACAGTGTTCTTTACTCATGCGCCCAGGCCATGCGTTGCACACAGCTTGAATTGGCCGGGGCCATCTCCCATTTACAAAGTAAGTTCATCACCACCAATGGAGAATTTGAATGATGATTGAGTTTATTCAAAAGCAAATCGAAGCGTCCGAGCGTCTCTTTGAAGTCATGCGCAAGGATCACAACGACCGCATGGCCGAGATGGAGCACTGGGCGCGGACCACGCAGAGCTTGATCGAGAAGCTCCACGAGCGCGACATGACCATCAGCATGCTAAGAACCGGCAAGAACGTACCCGATACGGGTACGAACGTACCCACAACCGGTGAGGACGTGAGCTTCGAGAACGCCGAGCGCCGCATGAAGATCATGGAAAAACAAGTCGAGGCCCTGGCTGAACAGGTCAAGCGTCTGAAGGATGAGAACGAAGCGTTAAGGTTGGACCTGGGGCTCAAGGACCGCGGCCTATGAGCTATTGCCCCGAGTGTCAACATCCAAAGAGCGAGGTCAAAGAAACCCGTCGCTACAGGGACTACGAAAACTGGACCTCACGCACAAGACAGTGTTACAAC